CAGATCTTCGCAAATTAGAAACAACTATTTATAAGATAGTTAATCTCTAAGTTTGGCCTTCAGCATCTCTGATGCTATATTTACCGTATATTTAAAAAACAATAATTAGTTATGGATTTACAAGCTATCAAACAACGTATGCAATCGTTGCAAAACAAAGGCAAGGGCGGCGCTAAAAATGACGACCGCGCTAAAAATTTCTGGGTACCACCAGTAGGCAAATCAGTGATTCGTATTGTTCCGTCTAAGTTCAACAAATCAAATCCATTCAAAGAAGTAATGTTTCATTATGGTATTGGAAACAAAACCATGTTGTCATTGACTAACTTTGGTGAAAAAGATCCAATTGTTGAATTTGCACAACAACTACGTAAAACTAGTGACAAAGAAAATTGGTCATTGGCTAAAAAGATTGAACCTAAAATGAGAGTATTTGTTCCTGTAATTGTACGCAATGAAGAAGACAAAGGTGTTCGCATGTGGCAATTTGGTAAGGAAATGTATCTTGAATTGTTAGGTATTGCTGAAGATGATGATATCGGAGATTACACAGACATTATGGATGGTAGAGACTTAACAGTTGATACAGTTGGACCTGAAGTTACAGGTACTAAGTTCAACAAATCATCTATTCGTATCAAACCTAAAACATCACCATTGTCAGAAGATAATGAAGTGATTAAAAAATGGATTTCAGAACAACCAGAAGTACTTTCACTTTATAAAAAGTATGAGTTCGATGAAATGAAAACCATGTTGATGGAGTGGTTAGAACCAAGTGAAGACAGTACTGAAGAAACAATTGAAGAATCAATTGCTGAACCAGTAGTAGAAGCACCTAAAGCTAACTATACCTTAAACACTAAGAAAAAAGGGTTTGATGAAGATGAATTTGATGAATTATTCCAAAAATAACTAAACAATGGCTAAAACAACAAAAAGCGTAAACGCTAGTGTTTCTCAAGCTATTAAAGGTACTTTTGATCTTGATAAGTTTAAGAAAACTAAAAAACTAGATCAATCATCAAATTTTAAAGCGCAGAAGTGGATTCCATTTTCACCAGCAGTACAAGATGCACTTTCGATTCCTGGTATACCAATGGGTCATATCACAATCGCTAGAGGTGGTTCTGATACAGGTAAAACAACTTTAATGATTGAAGCAGCAGTAGCTGCTCAGAAAATGGGAGTGTTGCCTGTGTTTATTATTACTGAGATGAAATGGGATTTCGCTCACGCTCAAAAAATGGGATTCAGTTGTGAAGCTGTTCCTGATGAGGCAACAGGAGAAGTATTAAACTATAGTGGTTTCTTCTTATATGTTGACAGATCAACTTTAAATTCAATTGAGGATGTAGCCGCATTTATTGCTGACATTTTAGATGAACAAAAGAAAGGTAACTTACCTCATGATTTATTATTCTTATGGGATTCAGTAGGTTCTATACCATGTGATATGAGTATTGAACAAGGAAAGAATAATCCAATGTGGAATGCGGGTGCTATGTCGACACAATTTGGTAATTTCATTAACCAGAAGTTTCCAATGTCACGTAAAGAAAGTTACCAATTCACTAACACGTTCTTTGTAATTAATAAAGTAGGAGTTCAACCAGCACTTACACCTATGAGTCAACCAAGAATGACTAATAAAGGTGGTAATACAATGTATTGGGATGCTTCATTAGTAATTACATTTGGTAATGTTACAAATAGTGGTACATCTAAAATACATGCTCAAAATAAAGGTAAGAAAGTAGAGTTTGCTAAACGTACCAAAATATCAATTGACAAGATTCATGCTGATTGTGGTATCGCTACAACATCAACAGTAATTGTTACACCACATGGATTTATTCCTGACACTAAGGACGATGAGAAAGCTTATAAAGCAGCTCACGCACATGAGTGGTTTGGTGAAAATGTAAAAATTGAAGAAATTCAAGTTACAGAAGACAACAGTGAATGGGAAGAAAGTAGTAAAATATCACCAATGATTGAAATTGATAATGACGATGAACAAGACGCTTAAGCAGATACTTGATGGTATCCAAAACTCACAAGAGGATCCATTGCATTTAAATAGTAGAGTACTACTAGTAGATTCAATGAATACCTTCCTAAGAAGCTTTGCCATGATTAACCATATGAATCCAGGAGGAGCCCACATTGGTGGGCTCACTGGTTTCTTAAAGTCAATTGGTTTTGCAATTAGACACATTAAACCTACTAGAGTAATTCTAGTATTTGATGGTACAGGCAGTACAACAAATAAAAAGAATTTATTTGCTGATTACAAAGGCAATAGAAAAATACAACGTATAACTAATTGGGATGGCTTCAATGATAAAGAAGAAGAAGCAGCATCAATAGAAAATCAAATATTACGTTTAGTTGAATATCTAAGATTCTTACCTGTTGATTTACTTGCTATTGATAAAGTAGAAGCAGATGATGTTATAGCTTATATAACTAATAAGGCTAAAGATGAAGTATATATTATGTCAGCTGACCAAGATTTCTTACAGTTAGTGAATGACAAAGTAACAGTATACTCACCTATTAAAAAGAAATTTTATACACCTAAATTAGTTAAAGAAGACTATAATTTGTATCCTAACAACTATATCAATCAAAAGATATTAATGGGAGATAATTCAGATAATATACCTGGAGTAAAAGGATTAGGGCCTAAAAAACTATTCAAATTATTTCCAGAATTAGAATCTAAGGAAACTGTTACATTCAAGAGTATATTAGAGAAATCTAAAGAATTAGTTAATGAACATGGTTTATATGGAGACATTTGTAATTTCTCAAAACAACTCCTATTAAATCAACAACTGATGGATTTAACAGAGGTAGATATACCTGAAAACGGTATTGAGGAGATAGAAGAGGTTTTAACTAGTGAACCTAAAAAACTAGAAAAATTAGCATTTTTAAAATTATACAACGAAGATAAGTTAGGTAATTCAATTCCTAATACAGAGATTTGGCTAACCGAAATATTTTCATATCTTCAAGCATATAAAATAAAATAAAAGTTATGGTTGCATTTAGCAAATTGAATCAATATGGTTTGAACTTTCAAACCAAGGTAATTAGCTCGCTTCTAAAAAATAAAAAATTTCTACTTAACATTAGAGATGTTGTTACACCAGATTATTTTGATAATCAAGCTCATCAATGGTTAGTAGAAACTATTATCAAGTATTTTGATAAATGGCATTCAACCCCTACATTAGATATTCTACACATTGAAGTAAAGAAAATTGACAATGATGTTTTAAAAACATCTGTAGTTGAACAACTAAAAGAAGCATATAAAGCATCTAATGAAGATCAAGACTATGTAGAACAAGAATTTAGTAACTTCTGTAAGAACCAACAATTAAAGAAAGCACTATTAACATCAGTTGATTTATTACAATCAGGAATGTATGATGACATTAGAGCACTTGTCGACTCAGCTTTAAAAGCAGGTATGGATAAGAACTTAGGTCATGAGTATGAGAAGGATGTTGAAGATAGATATCGTGCCGAATATAGAAATCCAATCTCAACACCTTGGTCTGTGATAAATGAATTACTACAAGGTGGATTAGGTGGAGGTGATTTTGGTTTGATATTTGGAGGTCCTGGAGGTGGTAAGAGTTGGTCATTAATTGCTTTAGGTGCTGCAGCAGTTAAAGCTGGATTTAATGTTAATCACTACACATTAGAATTATCTGAAGCATATGTTGGTAAAAGATATGATGCTTGTTTTACTAACATATCAGTAGCCCAAATACAAGAACACAGAGCAGACGTTGAAAAAGCGGTATCTAACTTACCTGGTAGATTAGTGATTAAAGAATATCCGACAGGTAAAGCGACTATAAGTACTATTGAATCGCATATACAAAAATGTAGAGACTTAGACCAAGCACCTGACTTAGTTCTTATTGATTATGTAGATTTATTACGTGCTAATAGAACAAGTAAAGAACGTAAGGAAGAAATTGATGATGTTTATGTAGCTACTAAAGGTTTAGCACGTGAAATGAATGTACCAATTTGGTCTGTAAGTCAGGTAAATAGAGCAGGTGCTAATGATAATATTATTGAAGGTGATAAAGCAGCGGGTTCATATAACAAAATGATGATCACTGACTTTGCAATGTCATTATCACGTCGACGTCAAGATAAAGCAGGCGGTACTGGTAGATTCCATATAATGAAAAATAGATATGGTATGGATGGTATAACTTACGCGGCTGTCATAGACACATCTACAGGTCATATACAGATTGATAGTAATGAATTAGATGAAGAAACACTTGAAAGTGAAAAACCAAAGAAATTAAATGAAAACTTTGACTCATTTGATCGGGACACTTTGAAGAGAAAGTTTTTTGAACTTAATAATAATAGTGGGTCTTAAACATATTTATCGTTATATGAGTAAAGTTGTATTAGTATCGTGTTCTTCAGGTAAAGAAAGTCAAGCAGCTCCTGCTGAAGAGCTTTACAATTCCGATTTGTTTAAAAAACAATTGGAATACGCTAAAAAACTAACTAGCCCAAGTGATATATATATTATATCTGCTAAGTATCATTTAGTACCATTACGCACTGAAATTGAACCATATAATAAGACACTAAAAGAAATGCCAGCTCCAGAACGTGAGAAATGGGCTGAAGTTGTTTTAAAACAATTACAACAAAAAGGTTATAATCTTGATAAAGATAAGTTTGTTATCTTAGCAGGAAATGCATATCGTCAATATTTAGAACCCCATATGAAGAATGTTGAAGTTCCATTTAGCGGTCTTCGTATAGGACAACAGAAAAAAGCGTTGTTACAAAAACTTAAAGAAGCTATCATTAAGTTAACAACAAAAATAATTAAGGAAGTAAAAAAACTCTATAAAAATGGAATACTCTAAAACCAAAATTGAAGAATTGATGTCTCAATATCTTCAAGACAATGATGACTTTGGTGATGAGAATGAATCAAAGCTAATTAATGAAGTTTTTGGTGGTTTTAAACCATTATTATTAGAGGGTACTAGTGAAAGGATTTCAGAATCACTTCTTCAAGAACACGCTTTATCACTTAAAGGTGTATCTAAAGATATTTTTGAAGATTTTGTTTTGTACCTTCAAATGACTGAATTAGACAGTCGATTACTTTAAATTAAATAAATAAAAAAACAAAAGTTGCTGAAAAGCAGCATGACATCATACACTTAACTTTTAAATATATAAATCAAAATGGACGTAACACAAGAAATTCTATCTGAGATTACCACATACATGAAGTATGCCAAATTCAGACCAGAAGTGAACAGAAGAGAAACATGGGGAGAATTAGTAACAAGAAATAAAAAAATGCACCAAGCTAAATTCCCACAATTAAAAAATGAAATTGAAGAAGCTTATAAACTAGTGTATGATAAAAAAGTTTTACCGTCAATGCGTAGCTTACAGTTCGCGGGTAAGCCCATTGAACTTAATAATGCTCGTATATTTAATTGCAGTTTTTTGCCTATTGATGATTGGCGTTCGTTCAGCGAAATAATGTTTTTATTATTGAGCGGATGTGGAGTAGGATACTCAGTTCAAACTCATCATATTGACCAATTACCAGAAATTAAAGTACCAACAAAAACAAAACGTTACTTAATAGGTGATAGTATTGAAGGATGGGCTGATGCTGTTAGAATGCTTTGTAAAGCATATTTTACAGGTGCTCCATTACCATTATTTGACTTTAGAGACATTCGTCCTAAAGGCGCTCAGTTGATTACTGTAGGAGGAAAAGCACCTGGTCCAGAACCATTAAAAGAGTGTTTATTCAACTTACAAAAAGTATTTGATAGAAAGAAAAATGGTGATAAATTATCATCAGTAGAAGCTCATGATATGGCTTGTCATATTGCAGATGCAGTATTATCAGGTGGTATTAGAAGAGCAGCGTTAATTTCATTATTTAATTTAGATGATGAAGCAATGTTAACTTGTAAGTTTGGAAATTGGTGGGAAGAAAATCCTCAACGTGGAAGAGCAAATAATAGTGCTGTTGTAATGCGTCATAAAATTGATGAAAATGAATTTTTCAAATTATGGAAGAAAATTGAATTAAGTAATTCAGGTGAACCAGGAATTTATTTTTCAAACGATAAAGATTGGGGTACTAACCCATGTTGTGAAATTGCTTTACGTTCTTATCAGTTCTGTAACTTATGTGAAGTAAATGTTTCGAATGTTGAATCACAAGAAGACTTAAACGAA